TGATTTTGACATATCAGTATGCAACCAACTACCATCAGTTCCATATCTACTATCAATTAAGTCGTAGTTACTATATGCCGCAGTTTTTATATCAGTCGTATCGTCATAAAATATAGATAGCATCCTATGAATATATCTATCGTGAAATTCTGGATTTGATTTGTGAATATAATCACTTCTTTTTCCTGGTCGCATAAAATTGGGATCAATTTTATATTCTAATCCTAATCCATATTCCCGAACAGTTTCTGGATTGTCTAAGAATCCGTCAATGATAGTTGTAGGAAAAAATAAAGAGTTCATTCAATTAAATAATAATAGATTGTTGTGGTGGAACGACAATGCCCGAACCGTAAACTTCATTATACTTGTTTTTGATTTCAATTGCAACTGAAACATTATATAAAACATGTTCTGGTTTAAGTTCAACAACTTTTTGTTCGGAAAATAAAAGCATCGGTTGCATTTGTAAACTTGCTTTGCCATTTGGACCCATTGCAATACCAAGAATGCATGGATTCTCAATGCGATATTTTTCTGAAGTTTCTTCTACAAGATCACCGACAATCTCTTCACCTGTTGTCAATTTTAAAATTCTTAAGTTTGCCATTTTATATCCTATAATAAAAAAGGGTGCCATTGCGGCACCCTCGGTGTTTATTTAAAACGTTTTGCTTTATGCTCTTTCGCATCTTGAATTGCTTCAAGTAATGCCATAAAGAAGTTTTTTACTGATTTCATAATTCATCCTCAGTTAAATATTGTTGAGATGATTTTTTAGTTTTAGATTCAGCATCCTTAACTTCAATCTTCTTTGGCTTCTTATGTTCTGGGATGATTCGTTCCAAAGCAATCTTCAACATACCATTAATCAAAGCGGCATCTTGAATTTCGATTTGGTCATCAAGTGCAAACGTGCGAGTGAATGCACGATTAGCAATACCCTTGAACAAGAAATTGTCTCCATCATCTTTTGTATTGCCAGCAACAATTAATTTGTTGTCTTCTAAAGTGATATCGATTTCTTGTTTACCGAAACCCGCAACAGCAAGTTCAATGACGTATGTATTGTCACCAGTCTTGCGAATGTTGTAAGGTGGGTAGTTAGGAATGTTCTTAGTCACATCATCATGTATTTTTGCTAGTCGATTGAATTGTTCATCGAAGCCAACAAAGAATTTATCAAAGTCTTTGAAACCTGGACCGCCAAAGATAGCGGGAATTGGTGTATGTCCCATATTGTATCTCCTCTTACTTAGATTTTGAAAATGCTTTCTTAGCATCGAATGTGTATGCAGAGAGTCCAAGAGTTGTATAAAACTTGTTGACTTCTACAGCGACAGCCTTTGCGTAAGATGTTTGCGCTTCAATGAAAGTATTGAGGGGTTTTGCAAGTTCTTCATTCTTGACGAATGTTTTGACGAATTGCGTTTTTGTGCTTTGAAATGCATCGATAGCACTATTGATGTTTTGTAACATAGTTTCTCCTATTAAGCGAGTTAAAAATAAAATTCGATACCCCGAAGGCGTATCATTAATCCTGCTTACTGCATACAGGGACACCATAACGTTGTGCCAGCGTTAGACGCTCCTAAGGTAGAAGAGCCATTTACGTTCCCATCCCTGAGATACGTTTATTTATAACAGATTAAGCCTGTCCAACCATTCTGCGTGAAACAAAATATGTTGTGTTGCCTTCTGTGTTCATGTCCTTACGGATTTTGAAACCTGCTTGGCGCAAGTCGCTGATACGGGCACGAAGGTTTTTGATGCCAAACAAAGACCGTGCTTGTGGTGCAGAGATTCCACGACCAGTACCACGCAAGTATGATACCAAGAGTTCTGTCTGTGTTTTGCTAGAATTTACAAATGCCATTTTAAATACCTCATCAAATAATGATAAAAAATTACTAAGAATTATTTCTTAGCGGTTGTTGTAGCCTCTGCTTTTTTTGCGGCTTTCTCTTTTGGAGTAATCACTTTGGGATGTGGTTTCTCTTTTTTGGAGTCTGCTTTAGCGGCAGGTGCTGATGCTGTTGTTGCAGGCGCAGGTTTTGTTTCTGCTGGTTTGTCTGCCGCAACGGCAACTAGGGAGAGAGTAGTTAATGCTACTGCTGTCAATACTTTCATGGATTTCATAGAATCTCCTAATTTAGTTTGAGATAACATTATCTCATATAATATAACGTTTGTCAAGCCTTTAAAGTTGACCTAATCATCCATGCATGTTTGTTAAATGCATCTTGACGTTCTGCCATGAAGTTACTTATGTTGTGGCAACGCTCTTGCTCTGCAAGTTCGTATACTCTCATAATACTAGAGTTCATAACTTGAATATCATCCAACAATCTCTGCATCATCACTTCCGCTGGTGGCACAGATTCGTCACCTTGGATTTGTGATAACTGAATGAAACGATTAAAACTTCCTGGCGCATATGCATTCAATGTTCGAATCTCTTCTGCAATTTTATCCACAACACCATACACTTCAGTATAGATGTTTTCTAAGAATTCGTGATACTGAGGAAAGTTGGGACCAGTTACGTTCCAATGGTAGTAGTGTGCCTTCAAATAAAATGCATAGTGATTCGCCAAAGACACTTTTAGTGATTGTACTAGTTCATCCATTTTAATCTCTCTTTTTGTTTCCGATATTGTATTTTGCTGTTAATAACCAATCATCTTTTTCTTTATAAGAGATAATTTTGATTTGTGATAACGGCGCAATTGGTTGTTCTACATTTGTAGGTTTATTTATAACCTCAATAAGACCCCATTCGGCTAACAATTTTGCTATTGTGTTGCGTCTTGCTAAATCATTCTCTTCAAAATCAGTTGGTTTGCCATCTAATGCAAACAACTCCTTAAAATGTACAATATAATATTTACCTTTTTTGTGTAGAATATGACATGATTGGTATAGAGTTTTATCTTTACGTGATGCAACGCCAATACGGGTTAGTGTCTCTTTTACTTTCAAAAAATCGTCTTCTTGTTTTAATCTTACTTCAAGTAAATCTTCAATGTTCACCGCCATTCTTTTTCTCCTTAGACTTCAATCCACCTTTTTCTAGTTTTTGTCGCATGATTTTAAGTTGGTCTGAGGTTATGAGATTCTGTACTTGTTTAGCTTTAGCGTAACTATAGCCAAAATATTCTGAAATCACATTAATATCCTCTACCACCTCATTCTTAAACCATTTACTGAACCTTTTTTTAGGCCTGATGGTATTTAGTAAATACAAAAACTGTGGTTTATTGTCCAAGAAATGCCGCATATTCATTTCATTTGAATATAGGATTGTGTCTGGGAAGTAAGATAGTCCTTTATTAACGATATATGGGTTGTACGATTTTTCTGCAAGTTCATCATTGTCAGTACCAACCATCATATTTTCTTTTGATTGGTTGATAGCGTTTAGATAGTCAAATGGTGTCATAATATAATTAACTTTAAGGTGTTTACTGGAACTTTGTAGAAATATTCTCCGTCTTTTACATATTTGTTTTTATTTTCAATAAGAGGACATTGTAACACAACTTCGGCTTTACAGCAAAACATTCTAGTTAAAATTTTATTTACGGAAAAGAAAAATGTGGGCAATTCATTTTCAAGTAACTTCTTTTTTCTACTAGGAACATTTAATGTGTCAAAGGGGAAATTATCTTTATCCCAATTATTTCTAACTTCTACTTCTGCATATCCAACAACATTATTATTTTTTGTTAGTATTAAATCCACCCCATATAAATCTGAATTGTCTATAGCATCTATGTCTAATTTAGATTTGAAATAATTTTTTACTACATTCTTACCAACATTATCATATTTGTTGTATAATGAACGATCAAATTTTTTATTAATCATTTGAATTCGCAGTCCATCATTGCTTCAGTCAAGAATGCAACAAAATTAATTTCTTGATCGGCAACAAATGCAGACTTGTATTGATATTCAGCAAGCATTAATACCATACGTGGAACAGAATCTGGCACCAAATATTCATTAGTATTGTCAAAGATTCGTTTGAATAGAACGGATGGTTCATTGTCAAGATTCTCTGCAACCCACTTACGCATACCAGTAAAGTCTTTTGCTTTTAATTTTTCTGTTAATGCCTTGAAATTGTCACTTGAAATATTTGCAAG